CAGAAGTGGCTCTATTATTTGAAAGGATTCTAACTAATGGTCCAACATTTGATTTATATCACTCTAAGTTGAATAAGGTTAGTCAAGCATATGAAGGATTTATGGCATATATCCATAAAATCACCACGGATGCCACATCACCAATTGGAAAGAAAATCGAAAAAGATCTAAAAACCGCCATTGACTTTATCAAACAATAAGCTAAAATATAACAGTATGGAAAAAGAAATAGTAGTAATAACAGACCAAGTAGGACGAACAATTATCGGAACCAAAGTTGGAGACACAGCCACCACCCTGTTGCTCTATAATCCGGTTATTCTTTATGTACAACTTCAAGAGAATGGACAATTGGGTATTCAAACCTTCCCATTGTTTTTCTTTGAGTTTCTAGATAAGGATAAGAAGGATAAAAATACATGGGTATATAATAAGGCAAATATTGTGACTTCAGATGTCACTCTGAATGCTGAAATGCAAGCGCAATATGCTAGGATTAATACACCAGCGGTTCCTCAGCCAGAAGTATCTGCAAATCCTAAAGTTATCAGTATCAACGACGTATAATATGGCAAAAAGCAAAGATGATATCAGAGCAGCATTGGATATGATTAATGAAATCAATCCATATGCAACATATCTGAATGAATCAACCCTATCTACTGTAGATGATTGGATTGATACCGGAAGCATGGTCTTAAATGCCCTTGTTTCCGGTTCAATCTATGGGGGGGTTCCCAAAGGTAGAGTAGTTCAATTGTGTGGACCTTCAATGGCGGGAAAAAGTTTCTTCGTACAACAGATCCTAGCAAATGCACAGAAGAAAGGAATGACAGTAGTTATTTTTGATACTGAAAACGCTATTGATCCAGAAGGAGCAGCAGCATTTGGTTTAGATATTTCTAAAGTTAAGTATGTTCCATCTCAGAGTATTGAACAGACTCGTAATGCTATCTATAAGTTTCTTATGGGTGTAAAGGAAAAAGGATTGGAAGGAGAATTTATCATTGCGATTGATTCTATCGCCAATCTTCAATCTGAACTGGAATTGAAGAGGATGGATAAAGAAAGTACTTCTGCTGATATGGGTACTTATGCGAAGGCAATTAAAAGTCTTTTGAAGACATGTACTAACATGTCAACACTGACCAAAACCCCAATTATTATTACTAATCATGTATATGATGACCCAAGTGCCATGTATCCATCATTGGAAAAGAATATGCCGGGTGGTAAAGCTGCCGTTTACTTGCCCTCTGTGACGATCCAGCTTGCTCGTAAGCTTGTTAAAGATGACGAAGGTAAGACACTCGATTCAAAGCTTGCGGTGGCTCAGAAGAACTACTCTGGAGTAGTAATTCGTGCTCTAACAGTAAAGAATCGCTTCATCAAGCAATATCTGGAAGGTGAAATGTACTTATCATTCTCCACAGGATTGAATAAGTATTATGGTCTTCTGGAAATTATGAAGGGTATGGGAGTAGTTGATAATAAAGGTTCAATTTATTATGATTGGAACGGTGAAAAATTAGGTTATCAAAAAGCATTCCGTAATGATAAGAAATTATGGGATGATAAATTACTCCCTGAATTGGAAAGTAGAATCAAGGCTGAATGGTCTTATGGCAATCATGTGGAAGACGAAGAAGTTCCAGATGAAGACGAAGAAATAGAAGATGTTCCAGTTGATGAAAGTCCTCTGGACAAACTAAAGACGGTTAAGAAGAAGGTATCCAAGAAATTGGATGAATTGGAAGCAGAAGAGGAATTACCCGAAGAGTGAAAGATTTCCAATTCATTAATGGGGACTGTCTGGAAGAGATGAAAACTCTTCCAGACAGTTCTGTTGATTTGATTTTCGCAGATTTGCCTTATGGTCAAAATTATCGATATTCTTGGGATGTAATTATCCCTTTTGATACTCTTTGGATACAATTGAAAAGATTGATTAAAGAGGATGGTGTTGTTGTTATGACTGGTCAACAACCATTTACTTCAGATATTGTAACATCAAATAAAGAATGGTTTAGATATGAATGGGTTTGGGATAAACATATTCCCAAGGGAATGCACCAAGCCAAACAGCAACCCATGAGAAAGCATGAAAATGTCATTATTTTCTCAAAAAATTATAAACATAATTATTATCCCATAAAAGTTCCAAGGGATAAGCCGATGACAGTCCGAAATGTAACTAAAAACTCCAAGGGAGGAGTTGGAAATTATATTGATAATAATCAAGAGTTTACTTACACTGATAAGAATCCAACAAGTATTATTACTGGATGTTGGGAAGCAAATAGGGGATATGTTAGATATCACCCAACTCAAAAACCAGTATCTCTGATGGAGTACTTAATTAAAACTTATACCAAGGAAGAAGATACCGTCCTCGATCCAGTGTTTGGAGGATGTACTAGCGGGGTAGCTTGTAAAAATCTAAATAGACACTTTATTGGTATTGAAAAAGATGAAAACTATTTCAATATTGGCAAAAAAAGAGTGTTAAGTTCTTGATGGTGTTCTGGTTTTAGCTGTTATATCGTGAATATCTGAAATACCCATATTATAATGAGATTCTTTATTCTTAGCAGCTTTAACTGATTGGGAGTTTGAAGTAACTCTGGTGGAATTGATAAAATCTGCCATATTATCAGAGTCAAATAATCTGGAAGTGAAATCTTCCGAAAATAGGATATTGGGATTATCCCTGAGATATAAATCAGTAGCTATTTTTAAATTATATTTTGCTCCTCCATTATAATCTGGATATCCATTTTTAGATATAAACTCTCGGGCGTAAGTATATGCTAATTTAGGATTTTTTTGATTTATAAGACAAGCGAAAAAATATAAATATTTCCTATGTTGTAGAACACTATCATCTAAACCAAGGGCTGGATTACCATCGGTATCAATTAAATCTTCACCGTTTGTTCCTTTACCAAACTTCAAGTACTTTCCCACCAAATCCAATAATTTGATATATCTGTCGGTGACTTCTCGACCAGCGAGAAGGGGCTTGGATATGGGTCTTGCCATCTCCAACATCAATTTTTCATATAGTGCGTCGAATTCCATAATCATAATATTAATCGTTAATCATTAACCAATGTGCATAATTCATGGGTTTTTTAAATCCACGGTCTTTAAATTCTCCATGTGATTTAAATCTATCTTTACTGACTTGCTCAGTCATATAATCCATAACATATGATTCATTTTGTTCATATGGTTTAGATATTTCCGCATGGTGTTGAGCATCCATATAACCACTCTCCAAGTCTTCTGGAGATAAACCATATTTAGATAATTCTTTATCTGATTTATTTTTAGCAGTTTTACCCACTTTCGACATGAAAATGTCGCAATTTTTTCTAAAATATGACGTTTCAGCAGAAGACATATCATCACCATGCTTTAATTTTTCAAGTTTAGCTGATTTTATTTCGATATTTCTCTCCATTTCTTTAAGAAGCCAAACATAATACCGCTTAAATGCTTCTTTTTCTTCTGATGTAGTGATAAACTTTTGAATAACATCTTCGTCAAATCCTGCAAATTCTTTAGATTTCTGAGAAGCTTCCGTAGGTACTTGACTCATTACGTCATTCACTATTAAATCTAAAGTTGGATGACTTTCTTCCGGTGTATATGATTTGATATCATCAATTTCCTTTTTAAAATCTTCCAAGGAAATGCCATCATCCTTTAAATCATAAAATTGTTCATATAAGTCATCTAATAGAGTATTTCCAGTCCTATCATGGGGAAGAAATGCCAGAGATGCCATATATGTAGCGGCTAATCCACCTCCCAATACCTGATTATTGAAATATCCTATTTTTTCTATTACATCTTCAGAATCAACATGGTCCAAATTGATATTAGTTCCTACTATTTTATCCAAGGCAGATTTAATATCGATCCAGTTAGTTAAAGATGCTAATATATCAAGAACATTATTCATGAAATTATTATGTTTATCTGGAGAAGTTGTTTCTATAGTGTCCAAGGCTTTTGGATATTTCCGCATGGATTTAGCATACATCGCCCTATTCACTTTGGTTACAATATCCTTAATATCCATTTGGGAAGCGTGGATATCCTTGATTGATTTACCATGAAATGATTCTAATTCTCTGGCTTTATTAATCGAATAACCTGAATGCATCGCGGTTCTGTTTGGTTTAACGAAATTAGCGATATTAGTTGGATCTAATATTTTACGCTCAAAATCTTGAGATAAAATAAGATTTGGATTATCCATTATAAGTTTTATAGTAGCCGCACGATATAATTTATCGGGATCTGATAAATCAATTCCGATTTTAGATTTATCATCATATGGATATTTTCTCCAATTTTCATCAGAAGGAATATCTAAAACATCCGCACATTTGGAAATAATTGCTTCATCCTCACCCATACCCAAAAGCATATATACAATGTATCGAAGAACTCTATTAGTTCTAACATTATCAGGTAAACCAGGAACGACTTCTCCTTCAGAATTAGTAAATCCTCCACGTTTCATTTTTAAGTTTAAATTGGCTCTGATAGATAATAGTTTATTTTTAATATCTTCTCTATTTGCGAATACTTTCTCCAAACTTTTATCTGGTGCTGCCATCTCCACCAAAACATTCCGGCGACTCACAAAATAATCAAATCCATATTCAGACATATACATATTTAGCCAAAAATCTCAAAATCGAGTTGACAACTCTCCAAATCCGTGTTACCATTCGGTCATGGACATCAAAAAAGTGGTCATTGCATCCGCATCCACACAAAAAGAGGGAGGATATACCACATTACAGAGATGTTGGACAATATTTTCTGGAAAATATGATATTGTACCGTTTTTAGTAAAGGAAAATAAAGAATCATTATCAATGGTATATAATTGGGCAATTACTAGAGCATTAGAAGAAGATGCAGATGCCTTGATTTTAGTACATGATGATGTTATACTGGAACACGACCCAATTCCAAAATTAGAAAAATTATTCGATCAATTCGATTTAGTAGGAGTAGCTGGAACTTCTAAAATCGAATTAAAATCTCCAGCATTATGGCACTTAATGGGGGGTGGATTTGGTTCTGGTAATCTACACGGAGCAGTAGCCCATGGTACTAAAGATAAAAAACACATGACAAGTTTTGGTGTATATCCACATCAATGTATTTTAATTGATGGTGTTTTCATGGCTATGAATAAAAAAGTCATGGAAAAAATGAGATTTGATGAATACAATCCAGCAAAATATCATTTTTATGACTGTCTCTTTAGTTGTGATTGTCATAAGGCTGGATTTAAAGTGGGTGTTGGCGATATTATGATTACTCATGAATCACCGGGATTGAGAGAATTCACAGAAGACTGGAAAGCTGGAGAAAAATATTTCATTTCAAAATATGCCTATTGACCTTTTAGAGTACGAGAAAATAATTTGTTATAAATCTATAACCGATTCTACATATCTCACAGCAATTGCTGATTATGTTAAGCCAGAATACTTCGAAAACCAGAATATTGCTCAATATTTTGAGATTGTTAAAGATTTCTATGATAAAAGAAAGAAACTTCCCAATTTAACAGAGATTAAGACTTATCTCACCACTGATATTCTCAAGAATAACTTTAAAAAGTTAGTGGAGAGTTTTCGGGATATCGAAAAGAATCTGGATAAAGATGAACTGTATGAAAATACTGAGAGATTCCTTAAAGAAAGAGCTACTTGGGTCAATATTTTAGATATTGCGGAGAACTCAGAGAAGAAAGTGAAGAATCCCTCTGAAGTTTTAGAAGCATTTGATGATATTTGTAAGATTTGTCTCGATACTGAAAAAGGTATTGAGCTTTATAGGGATGCTGATAAGATTATTGATGATATTTTGAACGAGGATGCCTGTATACCCTCTGGCTGGCCTTGGCTGGATGAAGCACTGGGGGGTGGATTCAGAGAGGATGGTAAGGCACTGTACATGTTTGCTGGCCAAGCTAACATTGGCAAGAGTATTTTCCTCGGAAATGTAGCAGCAAATATTGCAAAACAGGATAAAACTGTTCTGGTAATTTCTCTGGAGATGTCTGAGATGCTTTATGCCAAGAGAATAGCTTCAAATGTTACAAAAATCCCCATGAAGGATTTTAAAACAGACACCCATACTCTTAGATTTGCCTTGGATGAAGAACATAAGAAATTACCGAAGTCTAAAATCTTTATCAAGGAGTTTCCGCCATCTACGATCACTCCAAAACAATTAACAGCATTTGTAAAAAAGTTAATTGATAGTGGTGAACATATTGATGCTATTGTTATTGATTATCTGTCATTATTACATACTGAAAAGGGTTCCAATTCATATGAAAGAGTGAAATATATCTGTGAACAAGTGAGAGCACTGTCATATATTTTTAATTGCCCTGTGGTATCCGCATGTCAGATCAACCGGGCGGTTTATGGTAAAGAAAATCCCGGAATGGATGGATTGGCAGAATCCCTCGGAATTGCGGCTACGGCTGACATAATTCTTTCAATCTTTCAAACAGAAGAAGACATGGAAATTGGTCTTATTAGATTGGGTATGATGAAAAATAGATTTGGTCCCCGTGGCATGGTACAGGCAATGAAAATTATATACGATACCTTGACTATCGAACAATCGGGAGAATCGGAGGAAACGATGGGCGAAGAAGATTTATCATTATTAGAGAGATTATCTAAAAATTGAAAAAAAAACTAAACACTATCATGAGTAAAAAAGATTTAGAAAATATGAGTCAACTTTTATCTGAAATGTATGATAAAGATCCAGCAGCAGATAATCTGGCTGGTCACATAATAAGTAAATTATTTTATTATGGTGATGAATATTCACATGAACATGATGTGTTGAAAATTTCAAATCCCAAAATTGTTAAGAGTTATGGTGATGAAGAATCACATACAACTATTATTTCTTTAAATATTCCATATAGTATATTGAAATATAATGAAAATAGGCCAAAAATGTTTAAATCTATTGTAAGAACTTTAAGAAGTGGTAGTACAGGAGCGGGGAGCACATATTCAGATGTACAAATACTACAACACAAGGAAATAGAACCGGGCATCGGAAATTTTGTGATTGAATATAGAGTAAGTATGGATGTGTAATTATTGACATTTCATAATTTCGTGTTAAATTATGAGTAGTGATGAGTAAAGTTTTTGTCTGGGCTAATTCTGATTTGGATGGAGCATGTTCCACAATATTATTGGGTAATATTTTTCCCAATATGGAATATCGTCCGGTATTTTTCGGAGACTTTCTAAATCAATATACAAATTGGGCAAAAGACAATCTGGATAATTACGATAAAGTGTTTATTGTGGGTATGGTTCTAGATCAATCAATGATTAATAAAATTGATGATTCCCGAGTAGTATTCATTTCAGATAGGAAAGAAAAACTTAATGTATTTGATTCCACTTTAATTTCAGAAGAATGTTCATCCTGCTCCAAATTGATTTATAGGAAGTTTAATAATAAAGTGGAAATACACAAAGACATTAAAACTTTAGTTCTTTATGTGGATGACTATAATAAATATACTTTGAAATATTCAGAATCCGAATATCTAAATGCTTTATACAGAAAAACCAGACTCAATCGGTTTGTCGAATTCGTAAAGAGGTTTTGGAATGGATATGATGGGCTTACAAATCAAGAGATTGGATTGGCTGAACAATTCTTTAAAGAGATTGATAAAGAGGCATCAACTCTGGATATTTACGAGGGAGAGTTTAAGGGTTGGAAAGTTCTGGCCGCCTTTTCTAAGTTTTCCGTGAATGAAATTGCCAAAAAATTGATTGACAATTACGAAAGTGATGTTATCATCATCGTCAATCCCGATACAAAGTTCGTCTCCTTCAGAAAACCGAATACTTCAAAAGCAGATATTGTTTTCATGTCTGAGAATCTTTGTAATGGTGGTGGTGGAGTATGGGCATCAGGAGGTAATATCACTGATAAGTTTCTAGAGTTTACAACAAAAATGAATCAAATTATATAATGGCAAATTACGACCCTTCAACTGACCTAATTAGCGAAGAGAGCGATCACCTCTTTCTTTCATTTTGCACTTTCATAATGAATCTGAAAGGTAAAAAATTATCAATACAAAATGTATTCATTCAAGTTTTACAAAACGAAAAGTTAAAAACTATATTGAAAGAAATTTTAAATCTTGATACCGATTATGAATTGGTTAAAGTGTTTTTAGAGTTCGATCCCACTATCGCAAAAAGTAAGTACGTTACACGTTTTTTAAACGAACAAAATTATATTAAGTGATTTCAGAAGAGTTAAAACATATCTATAATAACCATCTGGTTTCATCCAGAAAAGCTAAATCAGAACCTTTTAAAATTAAAAAAGATTTCTCTAATTTAGACGACGATAAGATTCCTTATCTAGAAAAGCTAGAAAGATTTTTCCA